TAAAGAAGCTGATGACTTTGCTGTACATGAGTTTCGTAATAATATTGCAGAAAGTTCTGAACACGCCCAACAATTCAAAGACAGATTGGCACTAGCAGAAAAGCGTTTTGCAGCTCTTAAAAAGGTTGAAGAACACCACGCTAATGCATATAAGAAAGTACTGGAGGCCCTATGAGTGAAGAACGAAAAGAAAAAGACTATGTGTGTATAGTTTGTGGTCATAGAATTCCTGAATCGGATTTTCTATTGTTACCTGAAGAAGTTGGATGTCCTGAATGTGGCGTTTCAAAACAAGATTATTACTTAGAAGATTTTGGTGATTAATTATGTTGATTTTACCTGATGAGATGATTGGAAGGCCAGTAGGCTTTACTTGTTCGACTTTTGATTTGCTTCATGCGGGTCATATTCTTATGCTTGCTGAAGCAAAGTCAGTATGTGACTATTTGATTGTTGGTCTTCAAAGTGATCCAACAATCGATAGACCTGGTGTTAAAAACAAACCAGTTCAATCAATTGTCGAACGATATGTACAACTTTCTGCCGTCAAATTTGTTGATGAGATTGTTGTGTATGATACAGAAAAAGACCTTGAAGATTTGCTGATGTTCTTGCCAATTACCATGCGTATCATTGGTGAAGAATATGAAGGTAAAAATTTCACAGGTAAAGAAATATGTGATGACAGAAATATTAAAATGTTTTACAATTCTCGTAAACATCGGTTTAGTTCTTCTGAACTTCGAAACCGAACCTATCAACATGAGCTAATGAAGAAAAACTCAGTATGACAAATCCATTTAAAGATCAAGAAACTTTTATGACTGCTTGTGATCAAACAGTCAATCATTATAATTCAGATCAATTTGAACTTTATCACAGTCTAATCGCTGAAGAGTTTGCTGAACTAAATGCAGCAGTAACTCAAGGTGACAAAGATGAACAACTAGATGCTTTGATTGATATTTTAGTTGTTACAATTGGTGCTATACATAGTATGGGAGCAAATGGCGAAGGTGCGTGGAATGAAGTTATGCGTACTAACTTTGCTAAGATTGATCCAATTACAGGTAAAGTTCGTAAGCGTGAAGATGGTAAAGTTTTGAAACCGGAAGGATGGACTCCTCCGAATTTGTCTAAGTTTGTTAAATGGGAGAAAGTATGAACATTCGTGAACTCGCAAAGAAGATGGCTTTTGAACACAAGTTACCAAGAGCAGAAAAGTATGACCTCGTGCTTCGGGATTTTGATGGCGTGGTCGAGTTGATTGGATATGTTCAAGATCCAAATTATGACATGCGGGATTTTGAGGGTAGGGAAATGTTGTTCCCAAAAAGATGGTTAACTTTGGGAGTTTTTCCCTATGATTTGAAAGTGAGCTTGCAATGAGTATAAAACTCGTAACACTAAAAACAAATCACACACTAATTGGTGATGTGGATTGTACCGATGATAGTACCGTTTCTATCAAAGAACCACTACAAGTGGTAATTCAACCGGCAAAAGATAGCACCTCAAGTGTGATGTTTGTGCCATTTGTTGAATATGCACAAGAGTTCAAAACTGGATTTAAAATCTCAATGAATGATGTATTGATGATTTCCAATCCAGTTCAAGAACTTGAAGAAAATTACCGACAACTATTCAGTCGCATTCAAATTGCCTCTGCTCTTCCAAAGATGTGATATACTTATTGAATGAAATATTACACAAACATTTCCGTACAAGGTAACAATATTCTGTATAGAGGTGTGAACAACGGTCGGCGAGTCAACAAGAAAATTGAATACTCGCCGACTTTGTTTTTGCCTTCAAATAAAGTTACACCTTGGAAAACTTTATTCGGTGAGAGTCTTGAATCGAAGAGATTCGAAACGATTCGGGACGCTCGTGATTTTATCAAGCGTTATGATGGTGTAGAAAACTTTAAAATTTATGGCAATGACCGTTATGAATATGCCTTCATTGCTGACGAACACCGTGGACCAATTGATTGGGACATTAAAGAACTTTCAATCGTTATTATTGACATTGAGGTCGGTTCTGAAAATGGTTTTCCTGACCCATATAAAGCAACAGAACCAATCACAGCTATTGCCGTTCGCCAACTAAATGGTGGCATTACAGTTTATGGTTGTGGTGATTACGAAAAACAAGGTGATGAAAACTATATAAAATGTAAAGATGAATGGACTCTTTGTAAAACCTTTCTGAAAGATTGGCAAGACAATTATCCTGATGTTGTTTCCGGTTGGAACATCGACTACTTTGATATTCCATATCTGGTAAACCGTTTCAATCGTATTCTTGGTGAAGATGAAACCAAGAAACTCTCACCTTGGAACAATGTCTGGGAAAGAACCTTTGTGCATAAGGGCCAACAAAAGAGGGTTTACAACATGACCGGTATTGCAGCTCTCGACTACATTGAATTGTATCGTTGGTATGCTCCTGCTGGTAAGTCACAGGAATCTTATTCTCTTAATCATATTTCGAGTGTAGAACTAGATGAAACAAAATTATCCTATGACGAATACGACAATCTCTACCAGTTGTATAAGCTCAACTATCAAAAATTTATTGAGTATAACATCAAAGATGTGGAACTTATCGTACAACTTGAAGACAAACTAAAACTTATCGAACTAGCTTTAACTCTAGCCTATGACACAAAAACTAACTACGAAGATGTATTTGCACAAACTCGTATGTGGGATTCGCTTATATATTCGTATCTGTTGGAGAAAAATATTGTTGTCCCGCCTAAAGAGATACAGAAGAAAGATTCAGCGTTTGAGGGTGCCTATGTAAAAGATCCCCAAGTTGGTATGCATAATTGGGTGGCTTCATTTGACTTAGATAGTCTGTATCCACACCTGATGATGATGTATAACATATCTCCCGAAACTTTGGTTGAGAGAGATGATTACACGGATGAAATGAGAAAAATCATTATGGATGGAGTATCCGTGGAAAATCTCCTGGCTCAAAAAGTGAAAACTAACGCTATAAAAGATGTAACTATCACACCGAATGGTCAGTTCTTTCGTACCGACATTCAAGGCTTCTTGCCAAAAATGCTTGAAGAAATGTATGAAGATCGGAAGAAATTTAAGAAATTGATGCTTAAATGCAAACAAGAATATATTGATGAGAAAGATCCAAGAAAGAAAGAAGAAATTGGTAAGTTAGTTGCTCGTTACAATAACCTGCAACTTGCGAAGAAAGTTTCTTTAAACTCTGCTTACGGTGCTCTAGGTTCTCAGTACTTTCGTTTCTACGATTTGAGAATGGCTTTGGGTGTTACGCTGGCGGGTCAGTTGTCTATTCGTTGGATTGAAAACAAAATCAATTTGTACATGAACAAATTATTGAAGACGAACGGACAAGATTATGTTATCGCCTCGGACACAGATTCGATTTATCTCCGCCTTGGTGGGCTCGTTGACAAAGTGTATACGGGCTCACAAGAGACTTCTAAGATTATCTCCTTCATGGATCGTGTCTGTGAGGATAAGATACAACCTTATATTAATGAAAGTTATCAGGAACTTGCTTCGTATGTTAATGCGTATGCCCAAAAAATGAGAATGAAGCGTGAAGGCCTTTCGAACAAAGGATTCTGGACGGCCAAGAAACGCTATGTTCTCAATGTATTCAACAACGAAGGTGTGCAGTATGATGAACCTGACATGAAGATTATGGGTCTTGAAGTGGTTAAATCTTCAACACCATCAATCATTCGTGAGAAGATGAAAGAAACTATTTCTCTTATCATCAATACCGATGAGTCAACTGTACAAGACTTTATCTTTAACTTGAGAGAAGAGTTTAAGAAATTGCCTGTTGAAGACATTTCGTTCCCTCGTGGTTGTAATGGCATTCGTGAGTACTCAGACTCGGCAAACCTATATAAGAAGGGCACACCAATTCATGTCAAAGGTGCCATTCTATATAATCACTTTTTGCAAGAGAAGAAACTTACTAAAAAGTATCCTCTCATTCAAGAAGGCGAGAAACTGAAATTCACATATCTTAAAACTCCGAATCCTTTTAAAGATTCTGTAATTTCTTTTCCAGTTAGACTGCCAAAAGAATTTGAGTTACAAAAATACATTGATTACGAAACACAATTCGATAAGTCATTTATCGAACCAATGAAAATTATCTTAGACTGTATCAACTGGAAAATTGAAAAGGAGAATTCAATAGAAAGCTTCTTTGCATGATACAAGCCATTTTAC